GGATCATTGGTTAGATTAGCTACAGGTAATACTCTTTCTACAGATGACTTTGTAGGATGGGGTAGTGCAGCATCGATTACGGTTCCTGGCGCACAGATTAGGTTATGGTCACATGATAACTTTGGAGAAGATTTAATACTTAACCCAAGAGATGGAGCTATTTATTACTGGGATAAAACAAATGGTTTAAGTGGTAGAGCTGTAGAATTAAGCACTATACCTGGAACACCGAGAAGTGTTCCACAAAGGGCTAAACAAGTTCTTGTATCCGACCAAGATAGACATGTTATTGCTTTTGGGTGTGATGGTCTAGGAGCTAGTGACACATCAACTCAAGGTGATGGAGTGCAAGATCCATTGTTAATTAGATTTTCATCTCAAGAAAATCCTCTGGATTGGTTCCCATCTGCAACGAATACTGCTGGTGATTTAAGACTTGGTGGGGGATCGACCTTTGTTCAAGCTGTTGAAACAAAACAACAGTTGCTTGTTTTTACAAACAAAACATTACACGCTATGAAATTTATAGGACCTCCATTTACTTTTGGTCTGCAAGAACTATCAAAGAATATAACCATTATGAGTCCATCTTCTGCTATTGCGGTAGAGGATGCTGTCTATTGGATGGGTGTTGATACTTTTTATATATACAGCGGTGGTCAAACAATACAACTACCATGTAGTGTAAAAGATAAAGTTTTTTTAGATTTTAACTTTGAAGAACGTGATAAAGTTCATGCAGGTATTAATTCAGAATTTAGTGAGATTTTGTGGTTTTATCCATCATCTGCTGGTACTGAAATAGATAAATATGTTGCTTATAATTATTCAGAAAAAGTATGGTACTATGGAACAATGGCTCGTCAAGCATGGCTTGACAGAGGGATTAGAACTTTACCTCAAGCCACTGGTAGTCAATATTTATATAACCACGAAGTAGGTTACGATGATGATGGCTCTGCAATGACATCTTTTATTGAATCTGCTCCTGTAGATATAGGTGAGGGAGAAAAGTACGTTTTTTTAAGCGAGATTATACCAGATATTACTTTTAATGGATCAACTAGCGTTAATCCCGATGTAGATTTTACTGTTAAGGCTAAGAATTTTTCTGGAGGTAACTTTCTGCAATCACAATCTGGTAATGCACAAAGAACTGCAACTAGTCCAGTAGAACAATTCACAGAAAAATTAAATTATCGTCTACGAGGTAGATCTTTTGCTTTGCGGATTGATTCAACTTCTTTAGGCACTAAATATAAACTTGGTACACCAAGGGCTAATATAAGACAAGATGGTAGACGTTAATGTTAGTAACTAGTATTCCTCAATATATACAAGGTTTAACAAATTCAAAAGTTGATTTAACAACAACTGACGCTACTGTTTTATATACAGCTCCTAGCGGTGCTGAATCTAATGCCTCTGTTATAAATTCTATTTTAGTGCATGATGATAGCAATAATGGTGATACTATAACGGTTACTATAACAGATTCTTCTAGTAATACATTTACGATATTTAAAAAAACCGTTGCGGGTCACGCTACAGAAGAATTGTTAACAAAAGATTTAATTTTGAAACCAGGAGATGTAGTAAAAGTACAAGCAGGAACTGCAAACAGACTTCTTGTTGTAGCTAGTATACAAGAATTAATTAAGACTAGAATTACCACAAGTGCGATAACACAGATATAGGATTGAACAAATATCTAAAATAAGGTAATGTATTGATATGAGTTTAGGTAAATTACTTAAAAAAATAGCACCAATTGCAATAAGTGCGTTTGCAGGGCCTTCTGTTGGGGCTGGTTTAGGACAATTGTTCGGTACTTCTGCTGTCAATCCATTTATATCAAGAGCATTGACAGGAGCTTTAGCAAGTAAACTTGGTGGTGGTAAAACAAAAGATGCTGTCATGGCTGGATTGTTGTCAGGTGGTTTAGGTGCAATGTTTGGTGGTGGCGCAGAAGCTGGATCAACCGCAACACAAGTTGGAGCTTCAAAAGCTGGTACTATGGGTCAAGGTAGCGGCGCTTTTCTTGATAATAGAGGTGCTAACGAAGCAGTTAAAAGATTGTCTGAAAAAACAGCAACTGACGCAGCAACTGAAGGCATTAAAAAAGTAGCCACAGGTGGTGGTAACTCTGGTAGTTTTTTAAATATGTTGGGTATAGGTGATGATAGTCTTACAGGTAAATTTTTAGGATCAGGTTTAGGACAAGGATTAACTGCTGGATTGCTTATGCAATTATTAGCTGGCGGTGAAGATGAAGACGATATGAGATCAGAATTTGAGAGAAGACCTTTTGGATATGGAGGACCTGGCGGAAGATTGGGTGGCATAACATATGCTAATATGGGAGGGCCTATGGGTTTTCCTCGTAGAAACGGTGGTATAGATCCAAGCGAAGGTTCTGGACGTAAAGATGATGTTCCTGCTATGCTTATGGCGGGTGAATTTGTATTAACAAAAGATGCAGTAAAAGGTTTAGGTGATGGTAATCAAAGAAAAGGTATCCAAAGAGCCTATAATATGATGGATAAATTGGAGGCTAGAGCATAATGGCAACTCAAACCTATGAAAATATACAACGATTACCTCCTTTTCTTGAGGGTTTGCAAAAAAGATTATTGCAAACAGGCTTTGGTGAGTTTGATGGTGACACACAAAAAACTAAAGGATTACTTGATTCTCCTTTAGGTTTACCAGATTATCAAATAGCTGGTATGGATCCACTTCGTGAAGACGCAATAGATTTAGGCGAAGGAATGGCTGGAGCTTACAAGCCTTTTATTGAAGGAGCTTCACAACAAGGTTTAGCTGCTCAACAGGCTTTGACAGGTGGTCTAGGAATGTTACAGCCAGGTCAAGCATCTAAATTCACTGATCCTTTAGTCTCTCAAATAACTGGAGATATATCAAAGTTTCAAGACCCATTTCAACAACAAGTCATTGATCGAACAATGGAACAGCTTGATAGACAAGCTGATATGAGAAGAGCTGGTGCAGATGCTCAAGCTATACAAGCAGGTGCTTTTGGTGGATCAAGACAAGGTGTTCAAAGAGCAGAAACAGAACGTAATTTACAAAACACAAAAGCAGATACATTAGCAAGATTGTTATCTTCTGGTTATGGTCAAGCATTAAAGGCATCACAAGACGCTGCTGGAGCGGGTTTAAAAGCTCAACTAGAGTCAGGAAGACTAGCTGGCGGTCTTGGGCAAGCATTTGGAACTTTAGCTGGTACAACATCAGATATAGGGCGTTTGCAACAGGCATTAGGTCAAGCAGATGTATCACAGTTAAGTCAGTTAGGCGCAATGAGACAAGCGCAACAACAAGCTCAATTAGATGCGCAAAGACAAAATGCAATGCAAGCAGCTCAAGAGCCTTTTACAAGATTGCAAATAGGTCAGAATTTGTTACAAGGAATGCCAAGTGCAAGTATTCCATCTACGTTTACACAAGCAACAACACCTTCTGCCAATCCATTTTTACAAGGTATAGGTGCTTATACAACATTGTCACAGATCGCACCTTTTGGTGGTGGTCAAAAAAGCTCATAAGGGTTAGGCATGGCTGGTATAGAAGACGCATTACAAGCATATAGACAAAAAGCTATAGATCGACTAGTGCCTGGTAGGTCAATTGGAAATAGGTTTTTAACTAATCTTGATAAATCGTATGATGACAAAACTGATATGTTTAGCGGTCTTGGATTTAGAAGATTTGATTTGGGTAAGGGAGAAACACCAATTGGTGCTGCTGGATTAGGTCTAGCTGAAGGTGCTTTAAATATTCCTGCATCTCTTGCTGATGTTTATAAATCAATTATATCTCCAATAGATGCAGGAGTTTCAACAATTACAGAAGCTGCTTTTGATCCAACATTAACTGAAACTGGTCGTAAAAAAATTGCTGAAAGAATTGCTAGAGATACTTCAGGTATGGAATTAGGATTACCTAAAAGCAAAATAGCTTCTGAACCAGTTATAGGTCAATCATTAGAGACAAGAGATGAAGTTGCAAAAAGACTTGCAAAACTTTCTAATAAAGCAGACAAAGCAAACATAGGAGTAGATTCTTTTGGAGCTGATAAATCTGGAGATCAAGTTGTTAGCGGTGAAGAAGAAACTATAGATCCAAAAGGACAATTTTCAGATCCAGAGGCGGATGCTCGTATTGCAGAAATGCAACAAAAGATAATAGAAAACACTCAATTAGGAGACATGTCTCAAGAGGGTGCTGAGATGGAAGTCATTACACCTGAAATGAGAGAGCCTGTTTTATCTGAAGCAGAAAAATTAGCACAAGCACAACAAAGTTTATTTAAAAGTGCTATGGAAGATTTTAATTCTATATATGGAGATGATAAAAAACCCTCTGGTGCTAAAACAATAGAACAATATAAAGAAGATTTTGCTAAAGCTACGGGTATAGATGTATCGGGAGAGCCTGATAACAAACTGGCTCTAATGTCTTTAGGCTTGTCTCTGATGCAAAACAGAGCAGGTAAAGGTTTTAACTTATCTAATATCATAGGAGCAGCAGGAGAAGCGGGTCAAAAAGCTCTGCCATTGTTTGAGAAAGCTAGACAAGAGGCTAGAGCTGGTCAAGTTGCTGCTGGTAAGTTTGCTTTACAAGAAATTAAAGCTGACACAGTTGCAAAAGCAGCTTTTTTGAAAGAAAAAAGAACAGCTCTCAACGCATTAGGTAAAGAAACAAGAGATCAACAAGGAAAATATATAATACAAGCAATGAAAGACAAAAATGATCTTGATGTCGCTATGATAAATGCTAGAGCAAAAGCTATAAAAGATGGAAAACTTAATTTAAAGAAAAGCATTAGTCAACAAGTTCAAGGATTAAAAGGTGTAGAAGTTCAATTTGGATTTGACCAAAACGGAAATGAAAAAATATTAAACCCAACATCGTCAGCTAGAGGTTTAGCAGATGGATATGGAAATTTATTACAAGCAAACGATTCGATAGATTATTTATTAAACGTAAATAAAGAAATAGCTCAAGCGGGATCACCAGCAGCTTATCTTTTAACAGAAAGAGCAAAAGGTCTATTAACTACGTTAGGTGTAAAAGGTGAAGAGTTGTTTGAAGATCAAACATATGTAGATGCTAACGGAGACAAAGTTGTGATGAAAGGTATCTCTAAAGAGGCTGGAGCAAAAGCTGTTCAAGATAGATTACTTGCTCAATTTAAAAGATTTTTAAGTCAAGAAACAGGAAATGGTATTTCTAATGTAGACTTTAAAAATTTAGAAAAACAAGTTGGAAGAATTGATTTAGCAACTAATCCAAATGAAAGAATAATGAGATTAAACGAATTGAAGAAAATGTTTGCTGTTCCTATGAATAGAGTTAAATCTTTGTTTGACCAATTAAACGATAGAAGATTTCACACTAATGATGATAATTATACAAGAACTCAAGAAATATTGTTAGATGTTTTAAAAAAATCGACTCCAAAACAATATCAAAACAGAATTTCAATAGGTGAATCTGGTGGAATTGAAATAATAGATGTAACAGGATAATCAAATGGGCGTTTTAAAAATGGAGGTTGGTGGTAAAGAAGTCGGCTTTAAGATTAAAGGCGAAAAACCAACATTTTCAGAACAATTAAAAATTACTGAATATCTTAGAGGACAAGAACAAGGTGTTTCTGTTGATAAAAAAGAAGACTTAATTAACGAACAATTGTTTGATACTGACACAGGAATTAAGAGTGCTTCTTTACGATCTGCCTTGTCAGCAGCCGAAAATAGAGATGAAGAAGCAGCTATATTAGCTAAATTTGATATAGGCGAAGACGAATATGTGCGTGACAAGCGTGGTAGATTGGCTCTTACACCTGAAGGTGCAGCTAAGTTTGGACAAGAAACAGACAAAAATATACTCATAGATGAAGATGGATTTAGTCGTTATGATTTAGCTGATCTTGCAGGTATAGCACCAGAGCTTATAGGTGCAGTTGGTGGAGCTATAGCAGGGCAAGTCGCTATACCTATTCCTGTTCTTGGAGCAGCTATAGGTGCTGGAATAGGAGCTGGAACAGGTCAAGGAGTAGAAGAAATTGTTGAAGCTGGAGCTGGTGTGTCAAAACAATCAGCGGGAGATATAGCTAAAGACATAGCTACTGAAGCAGCCATAGGCTTTGTTGGAGATGGATTGTTCGGATTACTTGGTAAGGCATTTGGTGTTGGTAAAAAATCATTGCAAGCTGGTAAAGAATTAACGTCTGAGGAACTTGAAACAGCAGCTAAGTCAATTGATATGGGCATATTGCCTACGCTATCAGCCATCAGAGCGCCATCAGTTATTGCAAGAGCGCAAGGCATTGGAGAAAAAATATTTAAGACATCTGAACGTTTAAAACAAAACAATGAAGTTATGTCTAAAAAAATAAATGAGTTTACTCAAATAAGCGGGTCTAGCACAGCAGACGAAGCTGGTGAGGCTTTATTACGAGGTTTAAAAGAAGATAATGCTGCTTTACTTAAAGCAGAAGCTGAAGCAAGAAAAGCTGTGTTAAAACAATTTGAAGATACAGCTAATGCGTTTGCAAGTCCTGGTATGACTAGAAATCCTGACATAGATAATGAAATATTTGAACTTTTTACAAATGCACAAGAAAAATTTAACAGAAACATGACAAGAACATTTAAAGCTGTTGATGATCTTATGGGAGAACAACTTGGTTCAAAAAACTTTATTAATGTAAAAGATTTGCAGCCAAAAGTTTTAACAGCATTAGATAGTTTAAAAGGAGCAACTGGCAAGTCTTTTGAGGACGCTAAAGGACAGTTAAGTTTATTAAGATCATTAATAAAGCAAAGAGGTAACAAAGCATCTTTTAATCAATTGTATAACGCCAGAAAATCTACAAATGATTTAATTATGTCTGGTGATGCAACTGTAGGTAGAGTTTTAAAACCAATTCTAGACGACATAGATAATATTATGAGCCGTGAAAATTTAGAAATCACTGCTCAAGGTGCAAAATTAACTACTGATGAAGCAGCAATGCTTACTAAAGCTGGAGAACAATTAAAAAAAGCAAGAGCTGATTTTAAAGAAGGTAAAGATATACTCGAACAATTGCAAGGTAATACAGTATTAAAAAATTTAGAAGACTTTGTAAAAACAGGTGATAGGGATGCAAGACGTTTAGCTGTTGACCCTCAAATATTTAGAGATTTAATTAAACCAAATAGACCGCAGTTTTTACAAGGGGCTATAAAAGTATTAGAAAAATTTGGTAAACCTAACGATGTTCTCAGATTTAGAGAAGAATTATCGAACAATTTTGTTAAAGATGCTTTAGCTAAATCAGGTATAGATTCTATGAGTCCTAAAGATTTTAGCGGTAAAGCATTTGCTGATGCTATTGATAGTTTGGGAACAAGCGGAGATGTTTTATTTGGTGGAGCAGATAAATATAATGGTATTAAGGCTTTAGCTAATCAAATAAGATTAACATCTATAGATAAAATCGATGACACTGTTATTCAAAATATTGTAGATCAAGGTGGTAGTGATACATTAAGAGGATTGTTAAATAGTGTTAAAAATGCACAAGTTAATTTAGGTAATTTACAAGCAAGTAATGTTAGAAAAAAATTAGCTGAAGGCACTTTAAATTCAACACAAGCTGGTGAGTTAATAGCGAACAATTCTACAAAAGCAAATGAAATAAATGACATACTTACTTATTTCAGAACACAAAATGATGAAGAATCAATAAAGAAAATTCAAGGTTATTTTATGAACAGTCTTATTAAAGACTTTGGTGAAACTGTTATGACAGATAGTAAAAAATTGGGTAAGTTTGCTGATCGTATGTTAGAAGCATCAAAAGGAAATAAATTAAATGTTCTTTATGGTGATAGAATGGGCAAAGATATGACAGAGTTCGCTAAGATATTAAAGTTTAACGCAAGAACTGCTGAAGGTGGTGATCTTGTAGCTGCTAATATAGCCGCTAGCCCTCTACAAAATTTAGGCAAATTAGCAAAGTTTACTGTGTTGGGCAGGTTCTTAACATCAGCTCCTTATTATAGTCAAATAGTAAAACAATATAAAAATGGTGTAAGAACTGCAAAGACAGACGCAGAAAGGGCTATGACACTAGGACAAGTTATAAGAAACTTTATGTCACAAGCTCCTGGTCAAATGTTTCAAGAAGGCGTAAATGAAGGAGCGGATCAAATAGAAGCTCTTGCAGATAACTACGGGGTTACTTCTGCAATTAAAAATACGGCTAATCAAGTCCGAACAAATGTTCAGAATCAAACGCCAGCAGGTACAGGAATAAACGTAACTCCACCCGCAGCTAATACAGGATTGGGAGCAATTAACGTAAGTTCACCAGGCACAGGACAATTATTAGGTCTAAGTCCTATAAATCAAGCAATAGCAGCAAGGCAAACACCATGAACATAAATGAATTAAGAGAAGAATTAAAAGAAGATGAAGGTTGTAAATATGAAATATACCTTGATCATTTAGGATTACCTACATTTGGTATAGGACATTTAGTTACTGAATGGGATGAAGAATATGGAAAGCCAGTAGGTACAACAGTATCAGAAGAAAGAGTTAATAACTGCTTTAAAATGGATGTTGAAGTAACAATATCAGAATGCAAAAAATTATTTAATAACTTTGATGATTTGCCAGAAGAAGTTCAAAAAATATGTGCGAACATGATGTTTAATATGGGTCGTCCTCGTTTATCTGGATTTAAGAAATTTTGCGCTGCTATAGCTGATGAAGATTGGTTAGAATGTGCTGTACAAATGGAAGATTCAAGATGGCACAAGCAAGTCACTAATCGTGCAAATCGTTTAATAAAAAGAATGGAAGCTGTAGGTGTTAAAGAACAAATTGCTTAATTATTTAAAGTTCCTAAACCTAAACGAGTAACATTATCTTCTTCTTTAAATCTATTTGAATAATCTTTATCTACCCATATACTAATTTGTTGACGTACATTACGTCTTTCATCTTCACATATACGTTTTAATTTATAATAAGTATCAGTATCTATACCAATGGACTTGAATTTTTTTGGATCTGCCATTACAATAACTCCCATGTATAACAATAATAAACGAATTATAACCCGAAAATTTGGGAAACCCAACAAGTATTTCGCAAAAAAAACAGTCGCAATGGGTCTAAAGTTTGATTCAAGATGGGAAGCAGAGCGTTGGGGTCAATTAAAAGCTATGGAAAGAGCTGGTGTTGTTGAACAATTAGAAAGACAAGTTAAGTACGAATTAAAAATTAATGATGTAAAAATATGTAATTACATTGCCGACTTTACATATTTATTAATAGAAGAAGATGGATCATCTAGATTCATAGTTGAAGACGCTAAAGGTGTTCTTACGCCTGAGTTTAAGTTAAAGAAAAAACTTATGCTCGCCATACACAATATAGATATTTTGTTAAGTTTTAAAAAAAAATGATAGATCAAGTATTGACTTTATTGTAACTAGTGCTATATATGAAGTTCTAGCGTAAATATAAAGGAGGTCAATTATGACATCATTCGCAACTTATTTTGAGATGGCTGAGTCAAAACTCATCGAATCTCGAAAGTCTCTTGAAAAAGAGATGGAGTCTTTAAAGAAAGACTTACAGACTATCAATGAAGTTTTTGAGCATAAGTATGGTAATACTGCTCGTGATAAACTTAGAGAAGCTGGTAAGGACTTTGGTTCTACTAGTTTTATGATAGCAAATAATATAAAACTTAATGCTACATTCAGAAAAAAAGTTGAATGGGATCAAGTTGGTCTTATGACTACACTTGATACTCAAATGAACGCAGATGATGCAAGACACTATGGTAAAGTAAGTGTTACCGTGGAAGAAAGAAAATACGCATCTGCTCCTCCAGCTATAAAATCTTTGCTTGAACCACATAGAACTGTGGATTTGGCGGGTGTAACATTTAAATTGGAAGAGGTAGAATAATGGCATTGAATATAATTACAGCCGAACAACGTATGGCTGAGAAAAAAGGTCATAAGATTGTTGTGTGTGGTCAGAGTGGAGTGGGTAAAACCACTCTTGCTCGAACTTTAGATGCAGATACTACATTGTTCATGGACTTAGAGGCAGGTGATGCGGCTATTGAAGGATGGCCCATAGACGTTATCCGTCCTAAAACATGGGCTGAATGTCGTGACTTTGCATGTTTTTTAGGTGGTGGCAATCCATCTTTGACTGACGATCAATCTTATAGCCAAGTGCATTATGATTATGTAGTGCAACAATATGGTGATCCATCGGAAATGATGAAGAAGTATGATACTATATTTATCGACAGTATTACTGTGGCTGGTAGATTATGTTTTCAGCATTGTATGGGTCAACCCGAAAATAGAACTAGAAACGGTACAATAGATACTCGTGCTGTTTATGGTATGCAAGGTCGTGAGATGATGTCATGGCTGACGCACCTACAACATATTCGTGAAAAGAATGTTATTTTTGTTGGCATTCTTGACGAAAAGGTTGATGATTATGGTCGCAAACTATTTGAATTACAAATAGAGGGCGCTAAGACAGGTCGTGAACTACCAGGAATTGTTGATGAAGTTATCACAATGGCAGTTATGACAGGTGACGAAACAACAGGTACATATCGTGCCTTTGTATGTCAGACGCTTAATGAATGGGGATATCCAGCAAAAGATAGATCGGGCAAACTCGATGTATTGGAAGAGCCACATTTAGGTAAACTTCTGACTAAAATGAGTGGCGGACAAAAGCAATCAGAAAGAGAGCTTACATTTGTTGATCCCGCTAAACAACCAACGTCTAGCAACGAAGGAGTAAATAATAATGCTTGACTTAAATAATATAGCCCCTGATGAGGGTAATGACTTTTCTCTTATTCCACATGGAACTATTGCTCGTGCAATACTTTATATCAAGCCACAGTTGGATGGTGTAAGGATTCCTGATTTAGCACAAGATGCTATTTTTAGGCAATCAGCTCATTCTTCAGCTAAGTGGATTGAATGTGAATTTACCATCGTAGGTGGTCAATTCGACAAACGTAAAGTTTGGCATAACATATTCTTTGATGGTGATAAGAAAAATCAAAATGGTGTTTCCGTATCAAAGGAAATTGGTTTACGAACTCTTAGGGGCATCATTGATAGTGCCAAAGGTTTAAATCCAAATGATGTTTCACCTGAAGCTAATGTGCTACGACAAATACCAAGCCTTGAGGCAATCAACGGTATGGAAATTTGCATGAAGATTGCAGTTGAGAAAGGCACTAACGGTTATGATGACAAGAATAAAATGCTTGCTCCTGTAACTGTTAATCAAGATGGTTATATAGGTGACGGTAATGCACCAGCACCTGTGCAACCTACTGTGCAAGCTCAACCGCAAGTGCAACAGCAACAAAATGGTGTAACTCCATCTTGGGCTAACAAATAGGTTTTTGCGAATATCTAGCGGCAAGACTGACCTTCGTCTGCTAGAACTCGTTTGGGTAGCACGAGTGCCGTAAAGCTACCCTTTCATCATCTAGCAATGAGGGAATTATGATACTTAGACCGTACCAACAAGTAGCCGTAGACGATGCGTCTATCGCTCTTGATAAACACAAAAACACTATCGTTGTTGCTCCAACGGGAGCGGGTAAAACTATTATGTTGTCTGCATTAGTAGGTAAGAGATATAAAAAAGGCGATAGAGTATTAGTCATACAACACAGAGATGAGCTTGTACGACAGAATGCACAGAAATTTTCCCGTGTTAATCCAAACATATCCACGAGTATAGTTGACGGATCAGAGAAAGATTGGTCTGGAGAAACCATATTTAGCATGGTGCAGACGCTTTCGAGACCGAACAATTTGGATAACATGAAGCCTGTTGACATGGTTGTTATTGATGAAAGTCACCATGCAATAGCAGATACATATCAAAGAATTATTAACAGGGTCAAAGAAGCGAACAATTCTGTACAGATAGTTGGTTTTACAGCAACTCCCAATCGTGGAGATAAAAAAGGATTAAAGACTGTATTCAATAATTGTTCGCATCAAATTGAAATAGGAACACTTATCCGTGAAGGTTTTCTTGTGCCGCCTAAGACATACGTCATTGATGTAGGTGTTACAGATGATTTGCAAAATGTTCGTAGAACCGTATCAGATTTTGATATGAGTGAAGTTGAACGGATTATGAACAAACGAGCTATTAACGAAAAAATTGTAGATGAATGGAAAGATAAAGCGGGAGACAGAAAGACAGTTGTGTTTTGCTCTACAATCGTTCATGCACAAGATGTATGTGATGAGTATCGTAGATCAAACGTAAGAGCTGAAATTGTTACTGGTGACACGCCAGCAGACCAAAGAAAACAAATATTACATGATTTAGAGCATGGAGATATACAAGTTGTTGTCAATGTAGCTGTGCTTACAGAGGGATTTGATGCCCCGCCTGTTAGTTGTATTGTGCTTACAAGACCATGTTCATACAAATCTACAATGGTACAGATGATTGGTCGTGGACTCCGAACAATAGATCCAGAGGAGCATCCAGATGTCATTAAAAAAGATTGTGTGGTTTTAGATTTTGGCACAAGTGTACTTACACACGGGTCATTAGATGAAGGTGTTAATCTTGAAGGTGCTGAATCTCAAAGATCAGGTGAAGCTCCTGTTAAAATATGTCCAGATTGTCAATCAGAAGTACCATTGTCATCTCGTGAGTGTCCTATATGTGGACATGAGTTTGGCAAAGAAGAGCGAGAATCACTAGAAGACTTTGTAATGACTGAAGTTGATCTTATGGATAGATCACCGTTTAGATGGATTGACTTGTTTAACAATGGTGCTTGTATGAGTGCTAGTGGCTTTAATGGTTTTGGCATGGTTGCACACTTAGATGATATATCTATAGCCCTTGTAAAGCGCACAGGGGGCAAGTTAAGGGTAGTTAGTGTTGGAACTAAGGAACAAGCCATAGCATCTGCTGATGACTTTCTAAGGAAGATTGAAGATAGTGATGCTGCTAAGAAAGGTAAAAGATGGTTAAATGAAGCTGTAACGCCAAAGCAATCAGAGATGTTAAGACGTTATGGTGTTGATGTTAAGCCAATAGATTTCAGTTGGAACAAATATAAAGCGGCTTGTTGGTTGAATTATGTTTGGAATAAAGATCAAATAGATACAAGAATTATAAACATAGGAGAAAAAAATGCACCGAAGTGAAGCACTAAAAAAAGTAGATTTAATTATAAACGGACCTAGAGCTAAAACTCATGGCGATGCTACAGAAACTCACACATACATAGCTGAAATATGGAACATATTGTTAAGAAAAAAATTAAAAGAGCCTCTTGATATACATGATGTCTATAGAGCAATGATAGGCATTAAACAAATTAGAAACAGTCAGAATCCAAAGGTAGAGGATAATATGATTGATGTTATCGGGTATGCAGCATTAGCTATAGAGGCAAAAGATGGCAAGCATCAGAGTTGATTATACTTTATTTTTTGAGCGTCCTGTAAGCAAAAAAGAAGGCAAGATGTTTGTTCCTGTCGATCTTGACTGCAATAAAGATGAACTCATGGAGTATATTAACAATGCTATTTTAGATACTTGCAGTGATTTTGATAACGTAGTTAGCGGTAAAGCGATTGTTCATTATTTTGGAGCAACCTTTGATTTACATTTTTACATTCAGGAGGATGACGAATGTCAGATAACCATCCATTAAAGAGGTTTGCTCGGATTTGTTCGGAAATAGGCTGGGATAAAAAATTGTGCGATTTGTCAGAAGACGAAGTTGTTGGTATAATATCTAACATACAATTATCGTCTAATGTAGACGAGTTTTACAACGGAGAATATATTGCTCGTATCCACTTTCAATACTCAGATAAATCATGGTCGGGAGGTGGCAATGCTCCCTTCTAAAGAAATAACAAAATTAATATCAGATGCTATAGATCAAAACATAATTGATGAGAACAACAAAAGAGCTAAACGAACTTACTTAGGCGGTTCGTCTCTTGGTGAATCATGTTCCAGAAAAATACAATATAGATACATGGGATATGAATCTGATGAAGGTCGTGAATTTAGTGCTAATACTTTAAGAATATTTCAATTTGGACATGAAATTGAAGATTCTGTTGCACAATGGTTAAAAAATGCTAACTTTGATTTGCGTACAGAAGACAAAAAAGGCGAACAATTTGGTTTTTCTATCGCAGATGGGGAAATTAAAGGTCATATAGATGGTGTAATATGTGGAGGTCCTGTGGACATGGGGTATCCATGTTTGTGGGAGAATAAGTCAGCCAATGATAAGAAGTTTAGAGAATTTATGATGAAAGGCGTAGCTAGAACCAATCCAGTTTACGCAGCTCAGATAGCTTTGTATCAGGCATACATGAACTTAACAGAGCATCCATGTTTATTTACAGTATTAAATAAGAACACAAGTCAGATATATTATGAACTTGTTCCTTTTGATAAAGTTTTGGCGCAAGAGATTAGTGATAAGGCTGTAAATATTTTAGAAGCAACAAAAGCAAACGAAATTTTACCTAGAGTAGCATTCTCAAGAGACTTCTTTGACTGCAAATGGTGTGAGTTTCAAGATAGATGTTGGAGTTAAAATAGGCGACATGAAAGGTAGAGAAACAAACAAATGTCGCCTATAACTTCAGCCAACGAAGTAAGGATATAATAATGACTATAATAAGACTTGGCAATAAAAATCGTGATATGAACTCACATGAATTGGTAGAATTAATTAGCCAAAAAGTGCCACCAGAAGTACAGATAAGTGAGCTTAGAAACACATATCCAAACGGTGTAATTCGTGGTGATCAATTCTCAATCGGATCATTATCTGGAGAGCCTGGGCAATCATTAAAAATAGATATAAATCCCAGATCACCATACTTTATGAAAGGACAGGACTTTAACGGTGCGTCAGGTATTGGTGGTATCGTAAAGATATTGATGGAGGGTCGTGGCATGAGATTACCTGAAATCAAAGAATTGTTCGGAAACTATTTGGACGATTCTCCAAGTTTTGTCAGGGATCAGGAAGCTCCTCCACCAATTATTAATCCATCTTTGCGTCAACAGATAACAATGAACACGCCATTTGATACCGAACATTTGTATTTAAATGCAGATGGGGAAATACTTTGTATAGTCAGACGATATAATATGAGAGATGGTGCGGGTAATCCCGTTATGGACGATCACGGTAAACCTAAGAAAGAGTTTCGTCAGTTTACTGGAAACAATCCATATCCTAAGATGCCTGATGTTAGACCATTGTATAACATACCGAACATTTCTGCTTCAGATAAAGTTATATGGGTAGAAGGCGAGAAGTGTGCTGATGCTCTTAATGAACTGGGATTTACAGCTACATGTACTATGGGCGGAGCGGGTATGTTATCTCGTAAGTCAGCTAGTCAATTTGATTTCTCACCGTTGCATGGCAAAGAATTAACAATATGGCCCGACAACGATACAGCGGGTAAGAAAGTTGCTGAATTAGTACAAGATTTAGCTATGAATGCGGGTGCTAGATCAGTAACAATGTTAACTCCTCCAGCGGGTAAACCAGAAAGATGGGATGCAGCAGATGCCATTGCAGAAAACTTTGACATTGGTAACTTTCTCAACACAACAATAAAGCATGTAAAGAAAACAATTAACTTACTGGATGAAAGCCTATTGATTAAAAGGTTTCAGGGCGAAGCTCCTGAACAAAAGTTTTTAATCG